CCTCAAAAACAAGACCCTCATCTTGAAATGTATGAAGAAGTGAGAACAGACAAACAAGAAAAAATACGTAGAAAACACGGAGGAGAATCAGAGTAATGGCTTATACTTTAGCAAATCTACAAGATGATATTAGAAATTACACTGAAGTAGATAGTGATGTTTTATCTACAGGTGTTTTAAATACTATAATTAAAAACGCAGAAAACAGAATTTATAGAGATGCAGATTCTGATGATAATAGATTTTATGCAACTTCAAACTTAGCAGCTGGAAGTAGATATGTAACTATACCTTCTGATTTAAGATTTATTAGATATGTTCAATTGACAGATGCTGCTGGAAATCAAACTTTTTTAGAAAAAAAAGATACTTCATATATGGCAACTTTTTACGATACTCCAGGTACAGCATCAGGTATTCCTAAATATTATGCTAATTGGGACGCTAATTATTGGGTAGTAGCACCCACACCAAATAGCACTAATTTAATTACTTTAGCTTATACAAAACAACCAGATTCAATAACAGCTTCACCAGGGAGTACACAAGGAACATATACAAGTAATAAATATCAAGATTTACTTTTATATGGATGTCTGGTAGAAGCGTATGGATACTTGAAAGGTCCTGCAGATATGTTACAATACTACGAAGGATCTTTTAAAAGAGCTTTACAATCGTACGCGATCGAACAACAAGGTCGTAGACGCCGAGACGAATATCAAGATGGAGTTATTCGTACACCTCTTAAATCACCATCACCATAAAATAAATTAAGGAGATAATTAAATGGCAAATATAGTACCTGACTCTTTTAAAACAAACCTACTTGGTGGCGTGTTTGATTTTGATTCATCTGGTGGATCAACTTTTAAATTAGCGCTTTACAGTGATATATCTGGTTTCAGTACTTCTACAACTGCTTATACAACTTCCAATGAAGTTTCTTCATCTGGAACAAACTATACTGCAGGTGGAAATACTTTAACTAATAATGGTGTAGCGGTATCAAGTAACATTGCATTCGTTGACTTTGCAGATTCTACTTTTAGTTCTGTAACGTTATCAGCAACAGGAGCATTGATTTATAAGAGTGGCGGTTCTAATGAAGCTGTATTAGTTTTAGACTTCGGCGGAACAAAAACTGCAACTAACGGTGATTTCGTTGTTCAGTTTCCAACTGCTGATTCTTCTAATGCTATCATTAGACTTGGCGACGCGTAATAATTAAAAGGAAATAGTAATGGCATTTGTACTTAACGATAGAGTTAAAGAAACATCTACTACAACAGGGACTGGTACGTTCAATTTAGCCGGAGCAGAAGTTGGTTTTGAAACTTTTGTATCTGGTATTGGAACTACTAATAGTACCTTCTATGCAATTTCAAATGATGGAACTGCAGAATTTGAAGTTGGTACTGGAACTGTAACTGATGCATCACCTGATACTTTATCAAGAGATACAGTTATTTCTTCGTCAAACTCCGATAACAAAGTAGATTTTTCTGCAGGAACAAAAACTGTATTTTGTACATATCCTGCAAAACGTGCACCGTCTGCAAGTATGACAGCTACAACTTATGTAACAACACACTCTTCAACTATCTCTGATACACAAACAATGGATTCAGGAGTGTTAGCAGGGCCTGTAACGGTTTCTGGTAATGTTACAGTAACAGGAACATTGGTAATTATATAATGAGTCAAATAGAAGTAAATAAAGTAATACCTCAATCAGGAACTGGCGTTCAATTAGGTGAGTCTGGTGATACGATTACTATTCCAGCAGGTGCAACTATCACTAACAATGGTACTGCTACTGGATTTGGGAGTTCTGATACTGAAAAAGTAAAAGTATCTTCTAATGATACAACAGCTGGTTTTTTAAACGGTAAATTAGTTGCAGGTACAAATATATCTTTAACAGAAGGAAGTGATGGAGGTAATGAAACTCTTACTGCTGCTCTTTCAGGAACAATTGGCACATCACAAATTGCAGATAGTGCTGTAACAAATGCAAAATTAGGCTCTGGTTCATTTTCTAATATTACAGGCGTTGGAACTTTATCTAGTGGATTAACTTTATCTGACCACATTTTATTTGATACAGCATCTAAAGGAATTTACTTAGGTGTAACTTCTGCAACAGCATCAAACCTTTTAGACGATTACGAAGAAGGAACTTGGACACCTATTTGCGTAGGTTCATCATCAACAGGTTCAGTATCCATGAGTGGTACTTACACTAGAGGATTATATAATAAAATTGGAAATAAAGTTTATATTCATTGTGTTGTAGTTTGGTCAAGTTTAACAGGAACAGGTAATTTAGAAATTACAGGAATACCTTTTCCATCAAAAAATATAGCACCTGCTAATGGTGTTAATTCAAGTTTTACAAGTTTTAATGGTTTAACTGTTCCATCAGGTAAAATGCCTTTTGCAAGGATTCCTAATAATTCAAATAAAATAACTATGTTAACAGTTTCAACAGGTGGTGGTGGTACAAGTACATTAGCTGTTGATACCGCAGGAGAATTATATTTCAACATAACATATTTAACAGATAGCTAATATTAACAACAACAATGGAGACAACACATGGCAATAACTAAAGAGACACAGATTGGTAAAATCGAAGTGGTCGGAAAACACAAATCAGTTCAAGTAAGAACCGATATTGTAGTTATGGAAGATAACGAAGAATTATCAAGAAAGTATCATAGACATTCTTTAATGCCAGATGCAGATATATCTAATGAACACTCAGAGGTTCAAGCAGTATGTAATGCAGTATGGACACAAGATGTTAAAGATGCTTATGAAACTTTTAAAGCTGAGCAAGAGCGTTGATGGGAGCATAATGAGTGAAGTAAAAGTAAATAAAATTAGTCCTAGATCAGGGACAACTGTTACACTAGGAGATAGTGGAGATACTTTTACAGGTGCTCAAACAGTTGCAAACGCAGCGTTACAAGGTTCAGGACAAATTACAATTAACGGTCAAGCAGTAGCGCTTGGTGGATCTATTACTTTAACAACTGAAACAAGACCAACAGTAACAGGTATCAGTCCTTCAGCAATTGAAAATACTCAAACATCAGTTGTTATTACAGGAACTAATTTTGTATCGGTTCCATTAGTTACAGCAATCAATAGTTCTACGGGAGCAACTTTTGTAGCCGATGAAGTATCTTTTTCATCTGCAACAAGTATTACAGCTAAATTTACTATTTCAGTTGACGCAACTTACAAATTATATGTAGAAAATCCAGATGGTAATGCAGTTCAAACTGGAGCTATATTAACTGTTTCTGATGCACCAGCATGGCAAACAGCAGCAGGGTCATTAGGTTCATTTGCAGGTGGGGCAAGTTTTGGTACAATTACATTAACAGCAACAAATTCAGTATCAATGGCAAAAACATCTGGAACATTTCCAGGTGGTATGACCTTGAATAGTGGATCAGGTTCGTCTACATTGACTGGAACTGAATCAGGTGCTACAGCTGATACAACATATAGTTTTACAATACGAGCCACAGACGCTGAAGGGCAAACTGCGGATCGTGCGTTTAGTATTACAATTTCTTTAACAGCAAATAACTCTATGAGTTTCAACTAGAATATTATTATGGCAAACAGTTATTTAACACATACAACTTCAACACCCACAAATAATGATATATGTACTATATCTTTTTGGACTAAATTTTCTAATGTAGGTTCTGATTTAGGAGTTTTCTCACAACATACAGATTCAAATAATAGAATACAATTAGCAAGATTAACTTCTGGTGCATTGTCATTATTTCAAAAAGTTTCTAGTACTATAGAAATAAGTATTACAACTAATAGACTTTTTAGAGATGTATCTGCTTGGTATCATGTGGTGATAGCATTTGACACAACACAATCAACAGCATCAGATAGAGTTAAATTTTATGTAAATGGTGTTCAAGAAACATCTTTTTCAGTATCAACCTATCCGTCACAAAATACAAATATCAGATTTAATTCTAGTTCTTTATCACAAGAGATCGGTAGAATAACAGCAGATACTTACATGGATGGCTACATGAGCCATGTTGCATTTGTTGATGGTCAAGCGTTATCACCAACTGTATTTGGTCAAACAGATTCTACATCAGGTATTTGGAAATTTAAATCACCAACTGGTGTTACTTGGGGCACTAATGGTTTTCATTTAAAATTTGAAAACTCTGGTAACTTAGGTTTAGATAGTTCAGGTAACTCAAACACATTCACAGTTAATGGTAATGGAAGACAATCACTTGATACACCATCAAATGTTTATGCTACATTAAATCCTCTTCATAGAGGTAATAAATTAAATGAGGCAACATTTTCAAATGGAAATACAACACATGAAGGAACTACATCAGGTAGTTCATATCCATACACTTTCTCTACTTTAGCTCCGTCTAAAGGAAAATGGTATGCAGAATTTAAAAATTCTCCAAGTGGAGATTGTATAATAGGAATAGGTGCAGGAATACCAGATGTTTTTTTAGGCAACACAAGTTCAGCATATAGTGCAAGTTATTATAGAACAGGACAATATTATACTAGTGGTAGTGGTAACAATTATGGTAGTGCTTTAAGCAACAATGACATAGTTGGAGTTGCTATGGATTTAGATAACAATAAATTATATTTTTCTATAAATGGCACATGGCAAAACTCAGGAGTGCCTACAAGTGGCTCTACAGGAACGGGTGCTATTTCTATAACAGGAACAGCAAGTAATACAACAGGAGTTTATCATTTTGCTTGTGGAAAAGCAGGAAACGACCCAACTGATCTTCAAGCAAACTTCGGCAATGGATATTTTGGTACGACAGCTATATCTTCTGCAGGTTCAAATGGTAATGGATCTTTGTTTGAATATGATGTACCAACAGGATATTACGCATTAAATACAAAAAATTTAAATACATATGGATAAAAATTATGGCTTATAGTTCGATTACAAAACCCTCTGATTATTTTAATACTAAACTTTATGATGGTACAGGTTCTGAACAATCTATAACTGGTGTTGGATTTCAACCAGATTTTACATGGGTTAAACACAGACAAGACGCACGTTCTCATGGTTTAGTAGATGCTGTTAGAGGTGCAACAAAATATCTAATATCTAATGCAAATAATGCAGAGGGTACAGATACAGAGGGTTTAAAAAGTTTTGATAGTGATGGATTTACTTTAGGTACAGACCAAAATATATTTAATGAAAGTGGTGGAACTCCTAAACATGTATCATGGAACTGGTTAGGTGCGAATGGAACAGCATCAAACTCAAACGGAAGCATAACATCAACTGTTAGTGCTAATACTACAGCAGGATTTAGTATTGTGTCTTGGACAGGAAGTGGCGCAGATGCAACAATAGGTCATGGTTTATCCTCAGCACCTACAATTTACATAGTTAAAAATAGAAGTGATGCTTCTGATTGGAGAATTGGACAAGTTTTGACATCTAGTAATAATATGACAAATGGTAATGGTTACTATATGGAATTGAATGATACAAAAGCTAGTACAAATCCTGGAAATGCTGATACTTGGGGAGCAACACCAACAGCACCAACTTCATCAGTTTTCACAGTAGGAAGTAATAATGCTCATAATGGTTCTAGTGATAATATGATTGCATACTGTTTTCATTCTGTAAAAGGCTACTCAAAATTTGGAAGTTACACAGGTAATGGTAATGCTGATGGAGCATTTGTTTACACAGGATTTAAACCAGCTTGGGTTATGATTAAAAGAACAGATAGCACAAGTTCTTGGCATATGGCAGATAGTGTGCGTGACCCAGATAATCCACATGATCATGCTTTAACTGCAAACACAAATAATGTTGAATCTACTTCCGCAACTTGGTTTGATATATTAAGTAATGGATTTAAATTAAGATATACAGGTGCTTATAATCAATCAGGGGGATCATACATCTACATGGCATTTGCGGAAGAACCATTAGTAGCTAACGTAGGACAGAGTATACCAGCAACGGCAAGATAATTATGAGTAGTATATTAAAAGTAAACACAATAGTACCTGAATCAGGCTCTACAATAACAATTGGAGAGTCGGGCGATGTAATTAAAAATATCGGTCCTACTATTTCTGGTGTTCAAGGAACTTCTTCTAGTCCAATTACATTTGCAGTTACTGTAGCTGCAAAAACTTCAGGTAATGTTTACAATGGTGTGGGCAGTTCTAATGCATATTATATTAATGGTATAGAAGCTCCAGCTATTTACATCGAAGGTAATGAATCTGGAAGTTATGAATATTATTACAGATTTGATCAATCAGATGCGTCCAACGGAAATGGTGGTGGACATCCTTTAAGATTTTATTTAGATGCTGCTAAAACACAAATATTTTCAACAAATGTAACAACCAATGGTACACCAGGTCAAGCAGGAGCTTACACACAAATTAAAGTAGGGAGTTACACACCTCATGTTTTATATTTTCAATGTAGTAATCATGGATTTATGGGCAATAAACTTATTAATCCAGCTACAAAAACTTTCAACCTCAGCGGAGCTGCAATAACTTTACCGACAGGCACAGGAAGTGCAGATCAAGTAATAAAAGTTGCAAGTACATCTAATGGCATTTCAACTTTAGCTTTTGGATCAAGTGTAACTTTTCCAACTATTTCATCTATTAGTCCAAGTGCTATTGAAAATAGTCAAACAGCTGTAACTATTACAGGGACAAATTTTCAATCAATACCTTTTGTTGATGCCATAAATTCATCTACGGGGGCTATTGTTACTGCAGATAGTGTGGCATTTACAAATGCAACAACTATTGTTGCAACGTTTACAATATCTGTCGATGGTACATATTTTTTAAGAGTAGAGAATAATGATGGTTTGTCAGTAAGATCGGGATCTGCATTATTAACAGTTTCAGATGCACCTGCTTGGACAACTGCTGCAGGAAGTTTAGGAACAGTTGCAAATGGCGGAACTATCAACTTTACAGTAGCTGCAACAAATGCTACAAGTTTTGGAGTACAATCTGGGGCACTTCCAGGTGGTGCAAGTATAAACAACTCTGGTGTAATATCAGGTACTGAATCAGGCTCAACGCAAACGACAACGTATACATTCACTATACGAGCAACGGATGCACAGGGTCAAACAGCAGACCGTCAGTTTACAATTACAGTATCTCACGGAGCGTCGGGAGGTGGACAATTTAACTAATGGCTAATACATATTTAACAAGAACTTTTAGTAGTGGTAATAGAAAAACATATACTCAATCTTTCTGGGTAAAATTAATGGGTGGTGTTGGTGCAATGGGGGTAGCTTGTAGAACTTCAGATAATACCTCTTATAATATTTATTTAAATGGAAACTCTAATATTGATTGGTTTGTTCAAGCTAGTGGTGGTTGGACAGGTAGATTAACAACTAATAGAAAATTTAGAGACCCAAATGCTTGGTATCACATTGTAGGAGTGGTTGATACGACACAATCAACAGCAAGTGACAGAATTAAATTATATGTAAATGGAGTTCAAGAAACTTCTTTTTCAACTGCTACTTATCCATCAATAAATACAGATACTCCAATGAATGATAGTTCTAACAATTATTTTGTTGGCTCTGCAAGAAGTACTGATGGCTATTTAAATGGTTGTTATTCGCATTTTCATTTTTGTGATGGTTATGCTTATGCACCTACAGAATTTGGAGAAACAGACAGTACAACTGGAGAATGGAAAATTAAAACTTCTCCTAGTGTAACTTATGGAAATAATGGTTTCTTTATTTTAAAAGATGGTAATTCAGTTACAGACCAATCTGGTAATGGTAATAACTTTACAGTTGGTGGTGGTACACTTACAAAAACAGAAGATAATCCAAGCAATGTTTTTGCTACATTAAATCCTTTATCTTCAGTTGGAACTTTTAGTTATGGAAACACAGAAGTAGAATATGGAAGTGGTACTGGTTATCAAACAACTACAACAACTTTAGGTATGACATCTGGTAAATATTATTGTGAAGCAAAAATTACATTTGATGGTAACTATCCTGGTTTTGGTATTGCTGCTACAAATTCACTTCAAGCAACTGTGTTGGGTGATGATTGGTTAGGAGAACATTCTGATAGTTATGGTTATTATTTAAGTGGTACTATTTATAATAATGGTAGTGCAATAGCAACTGGACAATCTACTTTTGCTACAAATGATATAATTGGAATGGCACTTGATTTAGATAGTGCACAAAACACTTTAAAGTTTTATAAAAATGGTTCTCTAATTAATACAACTAATATAACTACTAATTCTAATGGTTGGTTTTTTGGAACATCACATGTTAATAATAAAACTTCTGCAAGAAGTAAGTTTAATTTTGGAAATGGATACTTTCGTTCAGATGCAGTATCTAGTGCAGGAACTAATGCTAGTAATATTGGAATTTTTGAGTATGATGTACCAACAGGTTATACTGCTTTATCAACTAAAGGATTAAACTTATAATGGCATACACAACAATTAATAAATCTACAGATTATTTTAATACTAATTTATATGTTGGAAATGGAACTAATGCTCATGCAATTACAGGAGTAGGTTTTCAACCTGATTTTGTATGGTTAAAAAACAGAGATGGTGCTAATGGTCACCAAGCATTTGATAGCATAAGAGGTGCAACAAAAGCATTATTTGTAAATGAAACTTCAGCAGAGGGTACTTATTCAACTACATTACAATCTTTTAATAGTGATGGTTTTACAGTTGGAACTTCTAGTGGTGCAAATACAAATGCACATAAGTTCGCATCATGGAACTGGAAAGCAAATGGTTCAGGTTCAACTAATTATAATGGAAGCATAAACTCAACTGTATCTGCAAACACAACAGCAGGATTTAGTATTGTAACCTACACAGGAACTGGAAGTGCAGCAAGTTTTGGACATGGATTAACAAGTCCAAAAATAATTATAATTAAAGATAGAGATAATAGTAATGGTTGGTATTTTCACACAACAGCCATAGATGGTTCTGATGATTATCTATTTTTAAACCAAACAACTGCTAAAACAAATGCAGGTGCAGGATACAGTATAGGAACTTCTGTTTACAATTTAGGTGGTGGAGGTTCAGTCAGTAATTTAAGTGGAACTAACTATGTCGCCTACTGCTTCGCAGAAAAAAAAGGCTACTCTAAATTTGGAAGTTACACAGGTAATGGTAGTACAGATGGAACATTTGTTTATACAGGATTTAAACCAGCTTGGGTTATGATAAAGAGAACAGATACTAGTGGTAATTCTTGGTTTATGTGGGATAATAAAAGAGCAACACATAATGAAATGGTTAATTGTTTGTTAGCAAATACTTATGATGCAGAACTCACAGATAGAGAAATTGATTTTTTAAGTAATGGTTTTAAGACAAGAGCAACTGATGGGAACTATAACTCATCAGGGGGTTCATACATCTACATGGCATTTGCATCAGCACCCCTAGTAGGAACTAATAACATTCCAGCAACTGCGAGGTAGTCCGCCATGTACTTTGGCGCAACACCTTTCGCCTCAGCTGCATTTTCAGATGTAGGTTTTAATCCTAACGCATTCGTAAATGTCCTTGGCTCAAGAATCAACGAGTCTACAGGCAACCCAACAATTATTGCAAACGCTTTAGTATTACCAACAGGTAGTAGATTAAATACTACAATTGGTAATGTTGAAATTAATGTCAATCAAACTGTATCTCCAACAGGTCAAAGATTAAATTTCTCTACAGGTTCTGTTACAGTTACTGCAGCAGCTAACTTTGGTGTTACAGGAAATAGATTTAATATTGATACAGGAGTTGCTAAAGCTATTGATGTAGTAGGGGTATCTGGTAACAGATTAAATTTAGATACAGGATCAGTTGCAACTATTGGTAAAGCAACAATCATTCCAACAGGATCAAGAATCAATGAGGCTACTGGTACAGTTACACTTGCATTTAAATATAATGTAACAGGATCAAGAATTAATGCAGATACCGGAACAGTTACAACGACTGCAGCAGCAGGAGTCTTGCCTCAGGGATCAAGGATTAATACAGAAACAGGTGATGTTACAATAGTTGCAGCAGCAACAATTACACCTACAGGAAGTGGTATTGAAATTGCTATTGGAAATGCTACAACCAAAGCTAATGCAACAGCTATTGTAACAACTAACAGACAAAATTTATCTACAGGAACAGTAACTATTAAAGCTAAAGCAACTGTATTACCTACAGGTAGTGAGTTAGAAGTAGCGGTACCTACTTCTATTAATATTAAACAATGGGACGGTGTAGTACCAGGCGTCTCACAAACTTGGACAAGGATTCAAACACCGTAATGTTTTTTGGAGCAACACCTTTTGCATCAACTACTTTTGCCGGAGTCGGTATACAGAATATTACTGTATTAGCTAATGGTAATAGGTTAAATATAGCAATAGGTAATACAACAGTAGATCTAATTACTACGGTAAACGTTACAGGACAACAAATTAACCTTGCAAATAACCCTGTAAGTGTGATATCATGGAACCCAATACCACCAGGAGTAAATCAAGTTTGGGTCCCGATAGATCCGGACGCATAGGAGAATTATGGCATCAAGTACATCAACAGATTTAAAATTAGAGCTTATAACTACAGGAGAAAAATCAGGAACCTGGGGTACAATTACAAACACAAACTTACAAATTTTAGAACAAGCAGCTAGTGGTTACTTATCACTTGCAGTAGGTTCAGGAGATGTTGCTTTATCTTTAGCTAACCATGCAACAGCAAATGGTAAGAATTTATACTACAAACTAACAGGAACTTTAACAGCGGCTAGAACAGTTACTATGCCCGATGGTGCTGAAAGAGTTTTTATTGTAGAAGATGCAACAGCTAGATCTTCTTCTAATTATACATTAACAGTTAAAACAGTTTCAGGAACAGGTATTACTTTACCGGTAGGATCAACAACAGTTTTATATTCTGATGGCACAAACATTACAGGAAAATTACAAACAAAAGGATACTACACTCCACCTTCTACTTACACAGCAGTTAATGGTGATCAATTATTAATAAACACATCAGGAAGTGGTATTGGTACACCTGTTACCATCAATTTACCTGCATCACCTGCAATAGGAAATGAAGTACATTTTATAGATAGCGGTAATGGTTTTGCATCTAACAATTTAACAATCGGTAGAAACAGTTCTAATATTTTAGGTGCCGCTTCTAATTTAGTGGTTAATGCTAATGGTGCTGCATTTACTTTAGTGTATGTTAATGCAACTAGAGGCTGGATCTATAAAGATAACATATAGGAGCACGGACCATGGCTCTAATTGATTTTAAAGTCTTACCAGGAATTGATAAGCAAGATACCGAATCTGGTGCGGAAAACAGATGGGTAGATTGTGACAATACAAGATTCAGATATGGTTTACCAGAAAAAGTAGGTGGTTGGTCATCATTAGTTACAGATACAATTGTAGGTGTTGCAAGAAGACAGTTTGCATTTGTAGATCTAGATGGAAATAGGTACGTGGCTCTTGGAACAGATAAGTTTTTAATTATTTATTTTGAAGGTCAATTGTATGACATTACACCTTTAAAAGCTACTTTATCTTCTTGTACTATTGCAACAACTAACAACTCAGCTATTTGTTCTATAACAAAATCTAATCATGGTTTAAGTGCAGGAGACATTGTATTGTTAGATAATGTAACTTTACCAGGTGGTACAGGTTATTCAAATTCTGATTTTGAAGATAAATTATTTCAAGTAACTTCTATTACAAGTACAAGTGTATTTACAATTACACAATCAAGTAATGCAACAGCAACAGTTTCAACAGGTGGAAGTTTAGAAGTTAAACCTTATGAACAAGTTGGTCCTGCAGAACAATCATATGGTTATGGTTGGGGTATTGACTCATGGGGATCAGGTAATTGGGGAGAAGCAGCTTCTGCATCTGACGTATCACTTGAACCAGGTCTGTGGTCATTAAGTAATTTTGGTCAGGTATTAGTTGCA